GATGCTGCCAAGTCTCGATCCTCGATGGCACCGAACTCGGCTGCTCCCGCACCCATAGCAGCTAGACCGCCGCGCTGAGATGCTTCTACCATAGCACCGCCGATACGGATGCGATCATTAGCGTCACCGCCGATGTTGCGTGTAGGGTTTGTGGTGAGCATAGCGTTGTTGCGCCGACCACTTGATGAGTTTAACTGGCCTAGCTGTTCGTTAGCTTGTTTCAAAAGCGACTCATCAGGTCTTTCAGATGAGTTATCGGATTTGGTATCAAGCGGAGCTTGGACACCAAGGCTTCCGGTTGTGAAGGTGTCCTGCTGGTTTCTAGCAGCGTCCATAGCTAGCACACCTTGGTCTGTAGGAGCAGGTACTATGCTTTCATCATCAGGCAATGTTGTGTTTGGAAGCTCAATAGGGTCAGGAGCGTTGTCAATCTCGGCTGACATAGCTTTTCTGTTAGCTGCCTCTTCTGCTCTCTCATGCCTGTTCTTGCCGACTAAGACCTTTCGGATGTCATTACCAACCTTCGCCCAAGTAGCGTCTGGGTTTTCGTTGCCCCATATAGGGTACTCACCACCTGCAAGCATGTCGTCATCAGGAGACATGAAGCTGTCGTCAGGGGTTGACAGTGCAGCTTGTGTGACGGGCTGTGCAGGTGCCGCTAAAGCAGGTTGTGCTGCTGCGTTTGGCTGTGCAGGTGCCGCTAAAGCAGGTTGTGCTGCTGCGGGGGCTGCTGGAAGACTGTTGTAATACTGGCTGCGCTGGGAAATGTAATCAGAGATGACATCTTCTGGCACTTGGTTGTTACGCATCTTGGCGACATCAGCTTGTAGGTCAGGGTGCAGCATTGAAGTCTTGTTCGTGCTTAGTGCAGCGTTTTGGTTAGGCATCATGTCGTTCTGTCCTTGATTTAAGAATACGGATGCTCTCGTAACGTACTCTTTAGTTTCCTGTGGCAGCTTGTTGAAGTCTGCGCCATCCTTGATCCACCTAGCAGTGGCTGTTGGACCCATGTTGAAAGCAGCAAGCGAATGGAGAGGGTTGTTGAACTTGTGATGCTGGTTGTAACCAGTGACGTACTTGGCTGCTAATTCTCTCGACTTATCAATGTCAGTCGCATCTGCCTCACTAATGTTCGTAGGCATCTTGTAGCCCATCTGATGCAAGTTCTTGCGGAGTAGCTGGTAAGGGCCGATAGCATCTTTCTTACTGACTGCACCTACTGCCTGTGCATCGTTTAGATGGCCTGTCTCACTGTGCCTAATAGCATCGAGCAGCATAGGCGTAGGGCTACCGTCACTGCGAAGTAGACCACTTGGGAACTGCATAGGCTCTAGTCTCCACCACCGTAGCCGTCACCATATAGGTAAGGACTTCTGTTACCCATTCCACCAAAGTTAAAGCCTGTGTTTGGCCCATTGGTGCCAGCAACGGATACAGAAGGGCTTTGGTTAAAGAAGCTGCCAAAAGCATTGCCCATATTCTGACCAATACCTGACCCAGCGTATGCACCGCCCACAGCGGCTGCTGTAGGATCGACAAGATTAGGTCGGACTGTTCCTGCTGATTGAGGCGCGCGACCAAGGATACCAGCGTTATATGAGTTGTACTGCTGCATGGCAAAATCGCGGTCTGCGTCAAACTTGGCTTTCTGTGCATCGTAGGTGTTCTGGTCGTCTTTCTGGAAAGCACCACCAGCGTTAATCATGTTGCCGATGCCTGTGTTACCCATACCAAAGGCACCCATGTAAGATGCACCAAGACCTTTGTTAGCGTTCATCATGTTGTTGAATGAAGCGTCTTGCTCACGGAAAGACTTGTCCATCAGATCACTACGGATACCCGCTGATACATCAGCAGCCCGATCCATGTAGTCACGACCTGCAACAGCTTCAGCGATACCTGCTCTGGAACTGTTTGTGTTCCCTGTCGCAGATGCACCCATGCCGATGTTACGCAAGGTGTCTTCTTCCAACATGCGTGTACTGTCCCGCATTGCGCGGTTTATCAGAGGACTTGCGTTTGCGTTGGCATAGTTAGTCGCAGTCGCTGTGCGGTCTTGTCCTGCCGTGTTGTATAGGCTGGCATAGTTATTAGCAAAGCCGCCTGTGGCGTTCATCATGCTATTGGCATTATTATAAGCGTTATTACCGAAACCAAACTGGTTGTTCAGTCCGGTGTCCTGCATACTGTTGATGCCCGCGTAGTTTGGTCCTTGGTAGGTTCCAGTAGCTAGAGCATTGTTAAGGGCATCTGTGCCGCCTTTATACATATCTTGGATGTAAGGACGGGCATCGGTGTAGCCTTGCATCTGCATCTTCATAGCCGCGTCTTGGGCTGAAGCCTGTTTCTTTGCGGCTTTGTTAGCCATAACGCCGCCAATTACGGCTCCTGCTATTTGTCCCCACATATCATGGTTCCTCTTTATGTTATTTTATTTACACCGCTACCCATGCCGAACCGTTGTAGATCACTAAGCCGTCACCGGAACCTGTCGGGTTCCAAGGTGCTACGGCATACCTGATCATACCTTTGATTGGACTGTCGGGCGGGTCTTCTGATACTTGAACTGCTGCTTGAACTAGAGTCCGTATAGAGTTCTCTATGCGCTGTAGTTCATCTTGGATGTACCTACGCATACCCTCTTCCAAGACAGGGAACTGAGTTCTTGAGTAGCTTTGTACTAAGACATTGGTTTTATCATTGAGAGCCATGTTATCTAGCTCCTGTCGGTGTGATGTCCAAGTCAAACCCTGACAACTCAAAGTCCTTGTTGTCTGATACTGTCATTCGATAACTGAGGTATCTACCCGCTGCTCTACTGTCTACTTTGTGATCTGTGGCTACATCGTAGACAACCAAAGAACTGTAGGTAGGCGTAGATCGAGGGATGTCAGAGCCACCGAACTCGAAGTTGAGCAACGTGTTCGAGGAGTTCTGTGTGTCTGCCTGTGGGAAGATGCGTGTAACGACAACATACTGAGATGCCGCTAACCCACCCTCATCCAAGTCAATACCTGTGCGCTCAAGATAGACGGGCTTAGTAGCCTCAACATCTAACTGGAACGCGATCTGCCCAGCGTCACTTAGGTCTAGCCCGTAAAGTTTATCTGAGGTGATGTTGTTAGCAGTCAGGGACTCCCCGACCATAAGTACATGCCTACTGTAGCTATCTTGCTGCTGGTAGTAGGTGCCGCCTGTTAGAGCGTAGGTGCCTGTGCTTGCTGCATATGTGGAAACAGAGTTGACGTTTGCAACAGTGCCTGATGACACGTTGGGAACATCCATAAAAGACCATGTGTTGTTCCGGTAGTTGTATACAGCAGCCCTGTTGCATCGGGTAGCGTCAGGGAAGTGAGAATACTGGTCGCCACTCTGGTAGCAGAAGTAAATCTCATTCAACACGGGGTTGTGGTGAACAAAGCAAACATCTGCTGCTTGGTTGTTTAGAGATGAGAATATAAAGTTTTTAACACGCTCATCGCAGATAGATTGTTTGGATGTTCCATCGTGTGTGTAGATATCAAATGCACCGAAGACAAAGTGCTTACCCTCTACCTCGACCACACAGTTCTGATTGATAACCCCTGCATCTGTGAACAGCTTACGGAAGTTAAAGATGAACGCGCCACCGACAAACTCCATCAACCATACTTGGTCAGAAGCGTAGATAATGAAGTTAGAGCCTAAAGTTGCTCCATCAAGAATCTCTGTCTTGATCTGTACTAGGTCATTGAAACCTGCTGACTTAGTTGTATCAGCAGCGTCCCAAGAATCTGGAACAGAGCCAGCCAGTGCAAGGTTAGAGTACCTGACCCTAGAAGGGTAGTTGGCAGCGGTCTCTGTCATGTTCAGTGCTATTAGGAAGTCACCGTAAGACCTCAGTGATGCTGCTCTCCAGTTTGCATCCCAGTTAGGCAGGTCAGCAAAGTTGACACCTGCTGGCCCACGGTACACGGGTACTCTGTCTGGTCTGTTGATGTAGGTAACATCAGCAAGAGAGGTTCCTGTGTAGGGGCGGGGGTCTGATGAGCCGGTGATGGAACCGGATCGGTTAGATACCGAAGCGTTTGCGTACTCGTATATGTTCCAGCCATCGGATGCCATGACGACAGAATCAAACCCGACAGAGGGGACAATGCCGTAAACAAACCTTGGGTTAAACCCTAGTGTATCCTTAACGGTACGGAAGATAGGAGCGCGTAAGACCTTGCCCTCATCAAAGCGCACATTGAAACCACGACTAAAGGCATTGATAGGTATGTTGTACGGACTCTTGTCCGTGATGACACCTGTGCTGCCTAGCTCTCTGATAGGGAGTATAGCCATATAAGGTTCTCCCTTTTCTAATCTGTGAGACTGCTGTAAGCCGGTATTGCTTGGTGTGTAGACACAAGCCACTGGTGGACTTCAGCCAACTCAGGGTTGCCCTCGTAATTCATGACAGTCCAGTG